ACTGTATCAAAGAATTTAATATTTCCTATTGTTGCTCATAATAGCAACAGAAATCACAACAAATTTATTTAAAATGGCAAACAAAGATTTATTCAAGCAAGCTATTGCTGAAGCTAAATCTGTAAGAGAAGCCGCTATTGCTAACGCTAAGGAAGCTTTAGAAGAGACTTTAACTCCTCATCTAAAAGACATGTTAGCTGCTAAACTTCAAGAGATGGAAGACAAAGAAGTCGATGAAGTAGCAGTAAACGAAATGGAAGATGAAGTAGAAGAAGGATCTTATAAAGACAAAAAAGAAGAAGCAGTAGAGGAAGACTTTACAGCAGTAGAAGAAGCAGAAGACGATGCTGAAATGGAAGCTGACGATGAGGGAGAAGAAGCTCCTGAGGAAGCTGAAGACGAATTAGAATCTGAAGATGAGCCAGCTGACGACGAAGATCTAAAGGATTTATCAGTAGAAGATTTCAAAGAACTTATCAGAGACATCATCAATCAAGAGATGGGCGCTGGAGGTGCTGAAATGGACGCTGAACTTCCTGCTGACGATATGGACGCTGGAGCAGACTTAGAAGAACCAGGTGAGGGTGATCCTTTAGCTGGAGGAGAAGAAGGGGATGAAGAAATCGACCTTGACGAGTTAATTAGAGAATTAGAAGGTGTTCAAGAAGGTGAAGACTCTGAAGAAGAAGCAATGGAAGAAGTAGCAGAAGGACCTGGTGCTAACGAAGTAGCTGCAACTCCAGAAACATCTCAAAAGAACATTAACAGAACCGTTAAAGAAGAATCTTCAAATGAACTTAATGAAGCTCTTGAAACTATTGAGACACTAAGAAAAGAACTTAAAGAAGTTAACTTACTTAACTCTAAGTTACTCTACGTCAACAAAATTTTCAAAGCTAACAACTTAAGCGAGTCACAGAAAGTTAACATCATCGCTGCTTTCGATAAAGCAGAGACTGTTAAAGAAGTTAAACTTGTTTTTGAAACAGTTAGCGATAACGTAGTTGCGAAAAAAGAGACTACAATTAAAGAACATAAAGGATCAGCTTCAGCTGCAACTGGTACTACTGCAAGTAAACCAGAAGTAATCTCTGAAGTTTCTTCTGCAGTTCGAAGAATGCAGCAATTAGCTGGAATTATTAAAAATTAATTTAGATTAAAATATCATGGAAATCAATCAACTATTAGAAAGCTCAAATAGCTTTAAGAGCCTACAAGCAGACGCTGCTAGATTGGCTGATAAGTGGAGTGCTTCTGGATTGTTAGAAGGTATCGAGGATAGCAAAGTTAAAAACAACATGGCTATGATCCTTGAAAACCAAGCTAAACAAATCGTAGCTGAAGCTAACAACACTGGTGCTTCTGGTACATCAACTGGCTTTGCTGCTGGTGCTGGTGAGCAGTGGGCAGGTGTAGCTTTACCACTTGTAAGAAAAGTATTCGCTCAAATCGTAGCGCAAGACTTTGTAAGTGTACAACCAATGAACTTACCTTCAGGTCTAGTATTCTATCTAGACTTCAAGTACGGTACTACTACTAACGGTAGAACTGACGGAGACAACATGTACGGTAACGTAACTGACGGTGCTAATAAAATGGGAGTAGATGTAGACGTTGCTGGTGGTCTTTACGGCGCTGGTCAATTCGGATACTCTATCAACCAAGTATTAGGATCTGAAGCTGCTGCTACTGTTGCTGCTGCTGGATCTGGATCAGTTAACTACGAAGTAGGTGTAGATATAGGAGCTTTAGAAACTGTATCTATCGCTAAATCTTCTATCCCTAACTTTGACGTAGAAGGTGTAAGAGCATTCAGATTATCTTCTGGATCAGTTTACGCTCAGTACACTAAAGTAGATGGTAACAACATCGTATTCGTTACTAACGCAGGTGTAGTAACTAACGGTGCTAACGAGAAAATCAAATACCACAAACAACCAACAGACAATACAAGAGGTGACTTCGAAGCAGATTCAACTGCAGCTGTAGATACTTCTATCAGTATTCCTGAAATCGATGTTCAATTGCAATCTGAGGCTATCGTTGCTAAGACAAGAAAGCTAAAGGCTCAATGGACACCAGAATTCGCACAAGATCTTAACGCATATCACTCTATCGATGCTGAGGCTGAGTTAACTTCATTGTTATCTGAGTACATCTCTATGGAAATCGATTTAGAGATCTTAGATATGTTGATCGCAGGTGCAAGAACAACTGAGCACTGGAGTGCAGAAAACAACAAAGTATGGGATGGATCAGCTTGGTCTACTTCAACTTCTGATTTCTACAACACTCAAGGACAGTGGT